TGGTCTTGTGATTGGAAATTCCAAAGAGTTAGAAAAGGATAAGTCTGACAAGATAGAATCTGTATCTAAACATTTGGATGAACAATTTGGTATCGGTAAAAAGAAAAAAGCAATGAAAGATTATTTGGAAATTGAAGAATAGGAGCGTTTATGTCAACATATTTTACAGATGATAGTTATCACAATTATCTTGATTTTATGGATGAGGAAGTTAGTCGCCGTGGATTCTATAAATATTTAGAAATGTTTGAAGTAGATTTGAGCAAGTTTTTTGAGACTGGAAATACTTGTGATAAAAATTTGAAGCAAAAGTTCAATATACTTTTGAGAAAAATCAAACAAAAATATTGCGTTCCGATATATGAAAGTGTTAATTTTATTGAACAGGATTTTGCAGAAGTAGGGGTCATTCTTAAAATGCTTGATGATAGAAACTGGACCATTGTGAAGTATGAACTTTCTAAGAAATATGGTAAGGTAATTAAGAACAATAACATGTTGAAGTTTTTTGTGAAATGAAATATTCAAGGTTGATGGTATTTTCAATTTTTCTTCACGTTCAAAGACAACTTGAACGCAAGAAAAAGGTTTTCTTTTCTGATAAAATTAATCCAATCAGTAATCGTGTTTTTGATAGGTCATCGATATATGTTAGGAGTAACGTAAACAGAATATACAATGAGATTGAGAATAGCTATTATACACTGAACGACTATATGATTGCTTTGTTGTGTAGTAAACTTCATGGTAAGTTTGATTTTAGAATGGTTAGAAAGAAAGAAATAGTACAATTGAAAGGGGTTTTCAATGAAAAGAGATTGAGTGCTGATAAGGAATTTTTATTGGCACTTAAAAGAAAATTATCTTTGAATATGAAAGATTTGTTTGGGTTGCGCGAGAATCAAGAAAGTATTATTTTTGAATTGTTAGAAAAAGAGTACATATCTGATGCATTTTCTGTAAAATACAGTGACTATTTTTTGGATGATTATTTAGACCAAAAAAGAAATAAATATGTTAAGGTTTGTAAAGTTTTGAATAGTTTTTTTAATGTTAAGGAGTTTGGTTATGGCGAAGAAATTTGGAGCAATTGATTGGGATTCTTTGAATAAGAAGATGGATGATGAGAATCAGAAGGGTCAGCGAGAAACAAAGAAAAAACACGATGAGCGTTTTTATTATCCTGATGTAGATGCAGAAGGTAATTTTAAGGGTAAAATTCGTTTTCTTCCTTCTCATGATTTGGTGTCTTCTCCGATTGTTAAGACAATTAAGCATAATTTTAAGGACAAGAATGGGTATTTTAACCAACACTGTCTTCAAGAAGCTGGAAAGTTTTGTAATGTGTGTAAACTTATATTTGATGATTATAAAGACTTGAGGGATAGGGCTGGTAAAGAAGCCGCCTTGTCAGCATATAAGCATCGTTTTAATAAGGAATCCCGAATTACAAACATTTTGGTTCTTGAAGATTCATCACATGAAGAAAATGTTGGTAAGGTTTTTCTTTATCGTGTGTCTGCAACTATAAATGATAAGATTGACGATATGAGAACTCCTGATGGTGATGATCCAGATAAGCAGCTCGTACATGTTCAAGATTATTATGATGGTTCTACAATGAAACTTGAGGTATATACAAATGCTGGTGGTTATAAAGAATATGATAAATGTAAATTTCTCACACCTTCGCCCCTTTATGGTGGTGATGAAGAAAAGATTCAGGAAGTACATGAACAAATTTATGATTTGAGTGAATTTGTAAGTGAAGATAATATTAAGTCTCCTGAAGAGCTTGAGATTCTTTACAAGAAAGTTTGTGGTATTGGGGAATCGAAGCAGGTTATTTCAGAAGAGGATGTGATTTCTACTTCGTCAAAGATTGATGAAATGATTGATGAAGATAAGAGTCAAAAAACAAAGAAGGAAGATGTTGAAATAACAAATGAAGACATTAATAACAGTGTAGTTGAAAGTGAAGATGATATTGATGATTTTATCAACATGATGGATGACTAAAATTAAAGGTGGGCGCTTGGGTTTCCTCAAGCGCCCTTTCAATTCTTATGTATCAACACGAAATAGACCAATCTTTAAAAAATCACATCTTAAAAAATTACATATTTGAAGCTGCAAGAAATTATAGGGGCGTTGTATATAGAAACGATGGAGTGAATTTTCCTTGTAATATTTGTGGGGATTCTTCATATTCCAAAAGAAAGAAACGTGGGTGGTTTAAGTTTCTTCATGGTAGATGGTTTTATAGGTGCTGGAACTGTGGTGCTTCGATTCACGCTGAATGGTGGCTTAAAGAGTATCATCCAGACATATACCATTCGTATTTTAAGGAGTTGATGAGAAGTGCTCTTGAAGATAATAAAGACGTTGTAAAACAGCGAAATGTTGTTAAATTAGTTGAATCCAAAGAACATAAATATGATGAAAAGGATGAAGCTAAAACATTCAGACCAATTTTGTCGTCTGATAAGAAGCTATTTGTTGATGCTATAAATACTTGTAAGAAGAGAAATATTCCAGACAGTGTCTATTCAAGTTGGTTCGTTTCAGTTTCAGGGGTTTACAAAAATAGAATCATTATTCCTTTTTATAATCAACAAAACCGGATAATTTATTGGCAGGGGCGTTCAATTTACAATAAAGAACCAAAATATCTTAATTGTAAAAAAGATAAAAATGAAGTAATACAAAATCAATTGCGCCAGCTCGATAAATCAAAACCAATTATACTACTTGAAGGGTATATAGATTCTATTTTTGTTGAAAATTCTTTATTTACATTTTCTACTAATTGGTCAACGGAACACCAGAAAGAATTTGACAAATTAGATGTATATTATTTACTTGACTATGATGTTACCAGTGAAACAAGGAAAAAGCAGCAACAGTTATTGAAAGCCGGTAAGTGGGTATTTAATTGGAAAAAGTTTATAAAAGATAATGAACTTTTGGAAAATGTTAAATGGGATGTAAATTCTCTTTACGTTAAACAGTGTAGGCGTGAACTGTATAGTTTTTATGAACTGGAAAAATATTTCACTAAATCGTGGTATGATAAGTTTTGGTTTGTATAGAAAAGAGATTTTATGTCAAAAATAATGGGTATAGATATTAGTTCAAGAAATAGCGGCTGGTGTGTTATTGATGGTAAAGAGTTGATAGAATATAATGTTATTCATCCATCTTCAAAGATGTCATTGTCTCAGAAATTGAATCTTTTTAATGGTGAACTCGAAAAGATTATATCTCAACATAAACCGGACAATATAGCTATTGAAGATGTAATTATATGTCGTTCCGCTAAAACTGCTATTGTGTTGGGTAGATTTAATGGTGTGGCGCTTCGTCTTGCATATGCTCATAACCAAAAGGAACCAAGTTTATATGTTCCATCGGAGTGGAAAAAATCACTATTGGGGTGTGATGGTAGTTCACCTAAAGCTGAAATTCAATTATCTATTTGTGAATATTTTGATTTGATTAAACCTGATAGGTTTGATTATTATATAGAAAAGGTCAATGATGCAAAATCAATACTTGCAAGTGTTGATAAAGGTGAGTTATATCATCTTAGGAAATGTTTGGCATCTGAAAAGAGAAAGAAAGATTCTGATTCTACGAAGATAAAAAACATTGAGCGACAAATAAATAAGTCAAAGAAATCAGTTGAAGTAGATTTGAAAGAAAGAAAGAAATTGATGAGCAGTGAACTTGAAAGTGTTAGTCTTGAGATTTATTCTGAAACTGGTATTAGTGATGATATTGCTGATAGTATCGGAGTTGCACTTAAATGTCAATCTGAATTAGGAGAGCTAAAATGAAATTTGGTAGATTCCCAAAAGAAAGAAAAAGTAATGTTGTTTTTGATGGTCGTCAATTATATGAAAATCGGAGTGTTGGGATTGAAGTGAAGGATATTAAAAAAGATGCAAAAAATAAGTAATATTGATGGTATTTTTGATTATATAAAAGATATTCAGTTAAAATCAAATGTTCTTATTTTTGATGCTCACAATTTAGTATATAGGATGATTCACAGTGCAGCATATGAATTTGAAAAAACTGATAAGCGTTATTATATGGGTCAGGAAGAAAAGACGTGGACTAAAACTGAATATTATGGTTATTGGAAACATCTTGTAATTTCGAGTATTTTTTCTGTTATAAAAGATAGGCGACCAGATAAAGTAATATTGGCATTTGATGGCGACAACACTTGGAGAAAAGAGATATATTCTGATTATAAGTCAAGTAGAAAATTGAAGCGAAAAAAATCAAAGGTTGATTTTGATGAATTTTTTCCTATACTGAATGAATTTATCAATGAACTTAGAATTATTTTTTCAAACTTTTATGTGCTTAGAATAGACACGTGTGAGGCTGATGATGTAGTTGCTATATTGACTAAATATTTTTTGAAATCTGAGGATGTTTCTGTTGAATTGATAAGTACAGATAGTGATTTTACACAGCTTCAGATATATCAAAATTTCAAACAGTACAATCCAACCACAATGAAATATATGAAATCTGTAAATCCCTTGATGGATTTACAAGTTAAGATTATTAGTGGTGACAATTCAGATGATATTCCCGGTATTAAGAATCGATGTGGTCCAAAAACAGCAATGAAAATACTGAATGAGGGACTTGATTCGCATCTTGAAGATGAAGACACGAAAAAGAAATATGTTTTAAATACTAAACTCATTGATTTTGAATATATACCAAAGCAAATATCTGATAAGATAGTTGATTGTTATTGTAAATATGAAACTGCACAATTAAAACCGAATGTGGTTTCTGATTGGTTTATAAAGAATGGGCTAAATGATTTAGAGAAGAAATGGCAATCAGATTCAACTACAATTAAGAAGATATGATACATAGAAAAGGAAGTTGGTATCAAGGGACATATACGCCGAAATATCCCGAAAAGTGTTTAAATAAGGGCAACATTGAATACAGAAGCTCTTGGGAAGCTAAAGTGTGTTACCTTTGTGACATGTCAAGTAACATATTGAAATGGGGATATGAACTTCTAAAAATACCTTATACTGATATTAAAGGTAAAGTTAGAACATATATAACAGATTTTATTGTTGTTCTTAGAAGTGGTGATAAAATTGTTAAATGTGTATGGGAAGTGAAGCCACAAAAACAGGGGCCGTTGCTTGAAGCTGGAAAACTAAACACTAAAAATAAACCACAACAACCAACGAGAAAAACAAGAAAAGCAATGGCAAGATATAATTACGAATTGAAAACATATGTGAACAATACTAAGAAATGGAACTCGCTTATGGTATATTGTAAATCTAATGGTTATGTGTTTGAGGTCATTTCTGAGCAACACATTAAACAAATGATGAGTAGGTTAAGTAAGATAATATGAGATATGTAAATTTAGGAATAAACAGTGCAATATATACTAAATTGACAAATATGAATACACAAGATATTGTGTATTTTATTGATATTCTGGAAACGATTATAAATAACTATACCTTTGATTATTCAAAGCAAATTTTTATCGGTAGATTAAAAGAACTGAGACGCGAACTGAAACAAAGAAATGGATGACTAACATGGAGAAGTCGTTAGGGGTTTTATCAGATATTACTGTTTTTTCAAAATATGCGAGGCATCTTTCAGATAAGCAACGACGAGAAATTTGGGAGGAATTGACTTGGCGCAATTTGGGAATGCATCTTAAAAAATATCCTTTTCTTGAAAATGAGTTAATGGATATATATAGAGGGGTTTTAGATAAAAAAGAATTGCCATCAATGCGTTCAGTTCAATTTGCTGGTAGGGCAATTGAATTGAATAATGCGAGAATTTATAATTGTTTTAAAAACACAACTGCTTTTATTACAAATGAAGGAGTAAAAACATTTAATGATTTTAAAGATGGCGACAAGATAAATGTTTTAACACATCTTGGTAATTGGAAAAACGCAGTAGTAAAAAATTACGGAGTGCAAAAACTGAACAAGATAACAATAAAAAGAGGAAGAAATGAAATTGTTGAATATGCAACTCCAAACCATCGTTGGTTACTTTCAGATGGTTCTGAAACAACTTCGTTAAAAAAAGGCGATTGTTTAATGTCTGCTCCGTCATTATTTGAAAAATTTAATTATGATAATACAGAACCTTTTGATAAAGTTTCAAATAAAACAAACGCTCTTTTTATAGTAAAAAACATTGAAAAATTTAACAAAGAAGAAGTTTGGTGTTTGGAGGTAGAAGACGACAAGTCTTTTGTTCTATCGTCTGGTATAAGTACGGGGAACTGTGCATATTTACCAATGTCAGAATTGGAAGCGTTTCAGGAAGTTATGTTTTTGTTGCTTGGTGGTACAGGGGTTGGTTATAGTGTTCAGAAACATCACGTTTCTCAACTTCCACCACTGATTGGGCCCTCAAATAAATCTAAAAAATATGTAGTCAGCGATTCAATTGTTGGGTGGGCTGATGCGGTGAAAACTTTAGTAAGTTCATATTTTAAAGGTAAACCAGCTCCAAGGTTTGATTTTAGTGATATTAGACCAAAAGGTACTTTATTGGTAACTGCTGGTGGTAAAGCACCCGGACCAGCACCATTAAAAACATGTTTACATCAAATAAAGCAAGTTTTTGATTCGGTTATTGAAGAAAGGGGATTGGGAACATCACTTAAACCAATTGAAGCTCATGATATTAATTGTCACATCGCAGATTCAGTATTATCTGGTGGTATTCGTAGAGCCGCTATGATTTCTTTGTTCTCGTATGATGATAAAGAAATGCTTGAATGTAAGTTTGGTTCTTGGTGGGAACGAAATCCACAACGTCAACGTGCAAATAACAGTGTTGTTATGGTTAGAAGTAAAGCCAATAAAAAACATTTTGATTGGGTTTGGGAAAGAGTGAGAGCGAGTAATTCGGGTGAGCCGGGAATTTATTGGACAAATGATAAAGATTTGGGAACAAATCCTTGTTGTTTTGCTGGTAAAACTAAAATATTGACAGAAAATGGTTATATAGAAATATCAAGAATGGTTGATAAACAACTTCGTTTTGTAAATGTTAAGGGAGAATTGGTTAATGGTACAGTTTGGTCGAACGGGTTTAAGAAAACTATAAAACTAACACTGTCAAATGGAAATGTGATAGTTTGTACACCCGACCATGTTTTTATGGATATGTGTGGAGACGAGATAGAAGCTAAGGATACGTTTGACAAGTTATTAAAATCGGAAAATGGGTTCGCTGTTACAGTTGAAGAAATAAATGATTTTGGTTTTTTGGAGGTTTTTGATTTTTCACTTGATGATGATACACATTGGGGGGTTGTTGAGGGTGTTATTGCTCATAATTGTGAAATTTCTCTGAAGCCATACCAATTTTGTAATCTTACCACGGTTAATGGTTCAACTGTTGAAAATCAAGAAGATTTTAATAATAGAGTATATTCAGCGTCTTGCATTGGCACGTTACAGGCTTCATATACAGATTTTAATTATTTGCGGGATTGTTGGAAAGAGACCACGGAAGAAGATGCTTTAATTGGTGTAAGTATTACTGGAATTGGTTCTGGAAAATTAGAACATCTTGATTTAGAAGAAGCTGCTGTGATTGCTAAAAAAACAAATGAAGAATTTTCAAAAATGATAGGTATAAATCCAGCGGCAAGAGTTACAACTATTAAGCCAGAGGGTAGTGGTTCTCTCGTTGTTGGCTCATCATCTGGTATACATGCTTGGTATGCACCTTATTATATCAGACGAATGAGATTTAATAAAGATGAAGCTATATATTCATATTTAAAGAGAGCTATACCTAATTTAGTTGAAGATGAATTTTTTAAACCAGAAACCGAAGGTGTTGTTTCTATTCCAGTTAAAGCTCCAGAAGGTGCAATTTATAGATATGAATCGGCAATTGATTTACTTGAAAGAACTAAGAAATATCACGATAAATGGATAAAGCCGGGACACGTGTCGGGTGTCAACACTAATAATGTTTCTGTCACAGTGTCAATTAAAGATGATGAGTGGGAAAATGTTGGTAAATGGATGTGGGACAATAGAAATTCATATAATGGCATTTCTGTATTGCCATATGATGGAGGTTCTTATGTTCAAGCACCGTTTGAGGAAATAACTGAAGAGACGTATAATGAGTTGATTAAATATGTTAGAAATATTGATTTGACAAAAGTAAAAGAAGTTATGGATTCGACTAATCTAAACGGTGAAGTTGCGTGTAGTGGTGGTTCATGTGAAGTCACTCACATTTAGAAAGGTTTAAATGAAAGTAAAGAAACTACATAAAATGCACTACAGTGGGGTGGTGCATAATATATCGGTAGAGGACAATCACAATTACGTTGCTGATGGTTTATTGGTTTCTAATTGTCATTCTGCAAAGACCTATTCAATAAATAAGATTGGTAAGATGTGCGACAATGCAGAATATAGGATTGGGTTTACTGGAACGCTGCAAGAAGATATGAATGATTTACTTAACATCGAATCGGTTATTGGACCAGAATTGATAAATGTTAAGTCTGATGAAGGTATAGAAATGGGTGTTATATCGCCCATTTCTATTGTAAATGTTTTGCTTAAACATAAGCAAAATATAGTAAATGAGATATTTGATTTCGATAAGCAAATTAAGGATATAAATAAATATATAAGGGAATTGAAAGATGTAGATGGATCAGAAGAAACTGTTGAAGGTTATAAGGAACAAAGAACCAAGGTCAAACAGAGAAAATTTAGATTTGAGTCTGATTTGGTAAAGAGTTCAATGGATAGGATGTGTGTTTTTGATTGGATATTTTCAAAGATACCTAAGCCTCAAAACAATCTTATTTTGATGCAACATATAGAGCAAGTTAAGAACGTTGAACAGTATTTAATTGACAATTTAGATGATGATTATAAAGTGTTTATAATTTATGGGGAGATAAAAACTGAACAACGAGAAGCTATACGAAAGTTGGTTGAAACAGAAGAGAATTTGATAATTGTCAGTACATATAAAACTATGTCAACTGGTCTTAACATGAAGAAATTACACAATGTCATATTCGCTTCTAGTTATAAATCAAAAATTACAATTTTACAGTCTATTGGCAGAGGGCTTAGAAAGTCTAAAGATAAGCAGAAAATGGTTTTGTGGGATGTTATAGATGATTTGAGTTATTCCAGTTCAAGAGGAAATTTAATTACAAATTATCTATATGAACATTTTAGAGAGAGATTGAAATATTATGTTGAACAGAAATTCAATTTCAAAACTATTAAACTTGAGATTGATAAGTTGATTTGATTTTTTCTTAGGAGTATATGTGAACAAGTGTAAATCGTGTGGTAGATTTAGAAAAAAAGATGAAAAATATTGTGATGTTTGTAAACAATCAATCGTTGAAAAGGTAGAAGATTTTAATTCTAATGTTGATGTTGATGAAAATGAGGCGATTGGTACAGTTACTTATAAGCAAATTGTTGCCACTGGCAATACTCCTTATAATCTTGACAATTTGATTGATTTATTTGAAATTGACAGACAAAAGTGGATTGCTAACAATCCCAAAATCAATTCGTGGGATGTTACTACTAAAGATGGGATAACATATAGAAATTATCAAATTAAAGTTTCGTTCGTTCGGTCTGACGTGGTTTGGGATTATGAAGATATACGAAAGGATTTTATTGAACTTTGTAAATCTCATAAACCAAAAACTAAGTCAATTAAGTATAAGGTTGATAAGAATCAAGATAATAATTTGGCAGAAGTAAACATATATGATGCTCATATAGGTAAATTGTGTTATCATGCTCAATCGGGTGAGAATTATGATACTTCGATAGCATATGATAGGTTTATGAACACTCTTGATTTGACAATGAAAAGAGCCAGTGTTTTCAATTTCAATAGAATAGTTTTTCCTGTTGGTAATGATTTTTTTAATACTGACAATATGTTGGGAACAACAACCAAGGGAACTATTCAGGTTGAAGATAGAAGGTGGCAAAAAGTCTATAAGTTGGGAAGGGAATTGTTAATTGGCGGTATTGATTTTCTTTCTCAGTTCGCTCCGGTTGATGTTATTGTTGTTCCGGGTAATCATGATTTTGAGAGAATGTTTTATCTTGGTGATACTTTACAAATGTTCTATGCTGACAATCCAAACGTGACGGTAAATAACTCTGAAAAGTTCAGGAAGTATTATAAACATGGTAATGTTCTTTTGGGTTACACTCACGGTGCAGATGAGAAAGAATCAGATTTACCATTGCTTATGGCTCAAGAAGTTCCACATTTGTGGAGTCAATCTAAGGTAAGAGAGTTTCATCTTGGTCATTTACATCACAGAAAAGAAATAAAATATCGCTCAACCAAGGAATATGTGGGGGTGGTTGTTCGATATATGAGAAGTATTAGTGGAACTGACCAGTGGCATTCTCAAAAAGGATATGTTGGAACTTTGAAGGGCAGTGAATGTTTCATTTGGAATGATAAAACTGGATTAGTTGCAATGATGGAAAACAATATAGTTCTTTGAATTGGAGGTTGAAAATTGATTGTCGATATGTGGCAGTGATGAATCCTCCAATCCAATAAGGATAATAGTAATTTTAAAGGAGCGGTAATGTATGGCAAGTAAATCATTTATGGAATATTTAAAGCAGAGTAATACTATTGTAAAAGAGAGTGTTAGGGAAAAACAAGAAAAAGAAAAAAAGGTTAAGGACAAGGTAGTTGAAGAATCAACTAAAACAGCTACTAACGCACGTAATCCTATGTCAAGAGCTAATGAAATTTTAAGTGGTATGCCTTCGGAAAACAATGTTAATGTGAATGAAAATACTGGTTTTGCTAAAGTAAAGTATCAGAAACAGGGTAGGGTTGTTAATAGAGCAGCCAATCTCATATAAATAATTATGTACAGATGGATTTTGAAAGGTGTTTGATTGGTTAATAGTCAAACACCTTTTCTTTTATATAAGGGGAATTTATGAGTGACTGGAATAGTGATTCAGCTTTACCGTCCGGTTATTTCAATTATACACAGTCGGCATATGACAACGAATCTGAATTGTATGAAATTTTAATTACTGACATGTACAATCAGAATAACCTGAGTGCTGATTATTATGAGTCAACTTTTGATACGTCATATGATAAGTTGTTTGGTGAGGACGGAGATAGATATTTTAAACAGAAATTCACTATAATTCTTCACGGAGAATTGCCTAAAGAAGAGCAATTGTGGTCGCGGTTTGGTATTGAAGGTATTGACAATTTTCAAATGTTCTGTACGAAACGACATTTCAGTGCTGCTTCTTTAGCTGATACTGGTGACACTGTAATTCCAAAAGTAGGAGATGTAATATACACTTCATATAATAATAGAATATATGAAATTAGGGATGTTGGGCAAGAAGAAGAGATGTTACATCAAAGAAAACATACTTGGGTGTTCACATTATCACCGTTTACAGATACTAACATTTCATTGAGTGCAGATACTTCAGCGACAATGGGTGATATTAGTGCATTTACAAATCAAGATATTGATGATTTTGACATATCAGAATTTATAGATAATGAACTTTCAGCGTTTGATTATGATGATAGTTCTGAAACAGAATCGCCCGATTCAATATGGGGTGATTATTAAAGGAGAATATTGTGAAAGATTTTAGAAAACGATTAGATGAAATGACAAAACCTAAAGAGAAATTCATATCTGAGAATCTTAATGTTCTTAATGAGTATGTGGTTGATAATTCAGAATTGCCAGATGAGCTGTTGGTTTCTCTTGTCATATATCACAAATCGCACAACATACATGAAGATTTTAAAAGTGACATGATTATGTATAAATTGATTGATGAGAATTGTGATATTACTGATAAGGGAAAAGAAATTGTAGAAAGTAAAGATACAGTTGAGAAAATTAAAAGGATTTTGAGTGAATCTAAATAGTGAAAGTAAACTTATTTTAGAACACTATCTTGATGATAGGCAACGAAAAGAGTTTAGTAGGCTTTTTTCAGATAAACTTTTATTATCAGAAGAAGATTTTAAAAGTAAAGTTAAAACTATCGTTAAGGATGATTCTTTCATTGGGCCTAAAGGTGATAGGGGAGATGTTGGGCCTAAAGGCGATGACGGTAAATCTGTTGATGTTAATAAGATAGTCACGGATATTATAAGTCAACTGAAAAGTGATAATGTTTTTGTTGAATCTATTATAGAAAAGGCTGCATCTGCAAATTCTTGGTGGTATTCTGGAAGTGGTATAAATGAAACCGATGCAAAAGAAATTGCACTTAGTCAAATAAAATCTGGAAGAATTTCAGGTTCGATTAGGATTTCTGAATCTCCATCGACCGTTGATTTTTATCAATATATACATTTTGTAGATACTGATAACTCAGTAATTGTTTTGAATTTAATAGAAGGTATTGATGGTAGACAATTTAGAATATTGAATTGTGGAAATTGTGGAAATTGGGTTGAGATTGTTCCACGAGGAAGTGATTTGTTGTTTGGTGAAAATCAAAGTTTTATTTTGTATGATGGTGAAGTGATTGATTTGTGTTTTAATTCAATAGAAGGTTGGAGATAAATGAGTTTACTTAGAAAAATGAACATAACGGCTGATGACGGTCCGAGTATAGATGCGTTTGCAAGATGGAGAGTTAGTAGTCCTACAACTATATTTGATTCTAAAAATATATATGATTATGGTTTGTCTGCTTCTGAAAATCAACCACTTTACTTTGATAATGTTGAATTGAGTGGTTCTGGAACGAGTACAGTATGGAATAATTATGAGAGTTCGCAAGAAATTAAAGTTTCTGAAAATGAATTTGGTATACGTGTAAGACAAACTAAAATGAGATTTAATTATAAGCCTGGTAAAAGTATGGAAATTATTCTTTCGTTTAATTTTCAGGGTGGTTTTGATGGAATAACTAAACGCGAAGGATTATTTGATGAAAATAATGGAATATTTCTTGAATTAAGTGATACTGATGTTTACATCGTAAATAGATCAAATGCTTCTGGTTCTGTCGCTGATAATAAAGTTTTGCAAAGTAATTGGAATTTGGATACGATGGATGGAAATGGAAAATCTAAGATTAATCTTGACTTTACTAAAACTCAATTGTTTTTTGTTGATGTAGAATGGCTTGGTGTTGGTAGAGTTAGATGTGGATTTGTGATTGATGGTGTTCCAATATATACACATCAATTTCTGAATACTAATGTTTTAGATGTTGTTTATATGAGAGTTCCTAATTTACCGATTAGGTCAGAAATAACTAATGATGGTACTGGACCGGCGACATCTATGGTTCAAATTTGTTCTACTGTAATATCAGAAGGTGGAACTGATGAAACTGGAATGATTAGATATGCATCAACTGACGGAACTCACGTATCGTGTACAAATGAAAATGTTGTTTATGCAATTTTAGGTATTAGACTTAAAAGCAATATGCATGAGTCTTCTGTAAAGATATTAAATTCAGCTATACAAGTACAATCTGCGAGTTCTAAGTTAGAATGGTTTATAGTTTTAAATCCTATTGTTGCCGGAACGTTTACATATCAAGATGAAGATTATTCAACCGTTCAAATTGCAAGAGGAGCTACTGAAAATGTAGTCACCGGTGGTCACAGGTTAATTGGTGGATTTGTCGAGTCTGGTGGAAATCAAGCTGGTGCTGCTGGTAGTGTCAATAGACAGATAGAAAATGCAATACTTTTGGGTTCTACTGTTGGGGGTGTTTCAGACACAAAAGTTTTGTGTGTTCGTCCAATAGCTGGTTCAAGTGGAGTTAATGTTGAAGGTTCGTTGACGTGGAGAGAGTTAAATTAATCCTATATAAATAATTAAGAGGAGGTTTTAAATGTCAATTAAAGATTTACTTGCAGAGATGTATGGCTATACCCAATTTCCCACCATTAAAGTGACTGAGGAAAGTTACTCTAAAGCGGGAAAAATGATTAAAGAAATGGCTGATACTAATTGGTCAAAATCAAAGAAACTTCGCCGTGAAGCATGTCGTAAAATGACAGAAATGGCTGATATGAGTGATGTTTTAGTTGATAAATATATGTGTGAGATGGATAAATATTCGACCGAGTTGGGTAATAAATTGATGCAAGAAATGGCTGATAATTTCATTGAAGTTAAAGATGAAAAGGAAGACAGAGAAAATAAAATGGATAAATATTTAAAGTGAGGGGCAAACGATGGCTGTAGATGTAAAGAAGGTTATACAAGATTTGGGTTCTACTGATTGGTCGGTTGATGAAAATGAAGCATATAAGGCAATTCAACTTATTAAGGGGTTGATAAGTCAAGATGATGAAATGGCTAAGGAATATATTAAAGCAATTGATGAATACACTACTCAATTAGCTAAAAAGATGATTGGTAGTGAAAAGAAAGTTGTTGGTGAATCTAATGAGTTTAGTACTTTTTATAACAGGTTCTTTCGATAATGTCAGACAATGTTAAAGTTGATAGTGTAATTTCCTATATTCTTTTGAAAAAGTTGATGACTCCGTTTACAAAAACCGCTGCTTATGAAGCTGGTCTAATAAACGAAGATGGTAGAGTGATTAAGCAGCCTGAAACGGATAAGGAGAAAGAAGCATTGACTTTACTTGATAGAGTAGTTTTTAAGATTAGACGTTTGCTTAAAGGAAAAATGTCTAATCTTCATACTTATCTTTGGTTACAAACAAGAGATAGAAATCAGTTCTATAATAAGTTGGTGGTTCGTGGCAGTGTTGAACAAAAGGCTGAGATAAAAAGAATAAAACGAAGTTTATCTAACGTTGCAGAAAGTTTTGATTGTTCTATTGATGATTTACTTAAAACAATCTTGCTTGATGAAGACGTGGGGGAATAAATTATGCCGTCGGCAGTTATTCAGAGTTTTGCGAAAAAAACAAATAAATCAGAAAAAGAAGTTGAAGACTTATATTCAAGAGCCAAAAAGATAGTTAAGAAAGAATATCCAGAAGTAAAGGAAGATTCTCAAGATTTCTATCAATTGGTTATTGGTATACTTAAAAAGATGGTTGGTGTTGACGAGGAAAGTTCTGCTTCAACTAACCTATCTTCAATGGGCGATTATGTACATGCAAGGCGATTAGGAAACGTAAAGAAGAGAGACATTAAAGAAGAGTTTTATATTTACATGGAATCAAGAAAAGATAAATGAAGCCCGATGGATATAGTTTACGGTCTATAAGTGATTATTTCAAATATCTGAGAACTAATTTTAAGTTTACAAGAAAGATAGTTCCCGGAAGAATGTATTCTTATCACTACAATTTTAGCAAGGAATATCCGAGGGAAGAGGTTAGATTGTATGATTATGAACCGTTAGTGTTTATATTCGAGGTTAGGGGAAAATATGCATTGGGTATGAATTTTCACCACATGCCCCCAAAACCAAGAATGATTTGGTTTGACAGAATATCAAAATTGTCAAGAAGATTAGATGAAACTGTAAGAATTAGAGGATTGGGTGGACAGCCGGTTTATAGGATATATGGATTAAATTATCCTAAAGTTTATCAAGTGTTAAGAAAAACGAAAGTGGCTATAAGAAAGTATAGACTTGATAGAATAACAAACGCGAGAGCTATTGATTTAAGAAAATTCAAGGAAGTAAGTGCATTTTTTGCAAGAACGTATTTTGATGCGAACATAGCTGACATTAGGATGCGGTATAATAAGTTTGTGCCGTAGTAGCATAAATACTTATATAAAATTTTTCATAAGGGACGTTGATGAAATATACAGGTCAAATAGCAGAGATAAATCCATTTGCTAAGTTTTTTTTGAATTTCATACCTAAATCTTGGCGTGACACTCAGCAACAAATTAGTGATAATTCTCAGGGGCAAACTCAGGAAGAATTAGAACATAAGACTTCTGATAATTATGATAGCTATGCTGATTTACATATAATGGATTTTGATTTTGAACAATATTTTTCAAATAAGAAATCCAGAGTGCATAAATATAGAGAAATGGCATTGTCTCCTGAGGTTTCAGATGCACTCGATAATATATGTGATGAGGCCATTGTAAAGAAAGATAATGCTATCGCAGTGCTTAATTTTGAAAATGATGATATGAATGATCTTGTAAAGAAGAGAATCCGCGCGACGTTCGATTATCTACATGATAAAGTATATAAGCTGAATAGAAATGGGTGGAATCTTTTTTATAAATGGCTTGTTGATGGAGAACTTTATCTTGAATTGATAATGAATAGTAAGAAAGATAACATAATTGGATTTAAAGTTCTTCCACCATATACTATGTTTCCTATTCGTGAGGGTGATGAAATAACTGGTTATGTTCAAAAGCAAGTAAGTAATAAAGGAACGGTTGGGGATGAAATAAAACAATTTGCAAGAAATCAGATTGTACATGTTAAATATTTTCGTATTGGTAAAGATGAGTATGATGTTAGAGGTTATTTAGAGGCTTCAATTAAGCCATATAACATGCTTAGAAGCTTGGAAGATTCGATTTTGGTATATCGGTTGGTTAGGGCACCAGAAAGACGAATATGGAACATTGATGTTGGTAGAATGCCTAAAGGTAAAGCTGAGGCATATATCAAGGGTATGATTCAGCGATATAAAAAGAAAGTCAAATATAACAGTGAAACTGGTGATGTAGATTCAACTGCTAATTTACAGTCAATAAGTGAAGATTATTGGTTTGCCAGAAGTGATGAAGGTAAAGGTACTTCTGTTGATACTCTTGATGGGGGTATGAATTTAGGTGAATTGACGGACGTTGATTATTTCCTTCGTAAACTTTACAAAACTCTGAAACTTCCGCGCTCTCGATGGGAAGATCCATCAGCGAGTACCTATAGCGGCGGAAAGATGGGTGAAATAAGTCGTGAAGAGGTTAAGTTTGCAAGTTATGTAAATCGTTTACAGAATATATTTGTTGAAGTGTTGATGAATCCATTTATGACTTTACTTGCAATGCGTGGATTTGATGAAAAATATATCGATAGAGATTTATATGAGGTGTTTTTTCATAAATCTAATTTGTTTGCAGAATATAGAAAATATGATTTACTTGAAACTAAACTTGCTATTTTGGGAACTGCGAGTAGTTTCATAATGACACCTGAAAACTATAAAGAGCCGGATAAGTTTTTTGATAAAGATTTTGTGTTGAAAGACATGTTTCTTTTTTCAGATGAAGAGTATGAAAAAAATCAGCAGCTTTTTGAAGCTAAATTAAAAGAAGCGGCGCGGGGTATGGATGCAACTCCACCTGATGTAACTCAAGATGTGGATGGTGATGGTGAACCAGTAGAAACACCTTTACAAAGAGCACAATCAAATGCAGAGCAAACAGAAGCATATGTTAGGCGCGGGGAAAAGGTGATA